GACTTATAATTGGAATTGTCTTTCACAAACAATCACAGTAACCACAACTGGTGGCACAAGTTCTTATGCTTTGACAGGAGCAGGACAGAAGTTTCGTATCAATGATGCGTTGAACACAACAAGTCTAATTGGTCTTAGAAACATCGCTTTTGCGGACATGAATCGCAAATTAAACTTTTCTGCTTCTTCACAGTCTATCCCTTCAGAGTTCTGCTTTAGTGGAGTTGATGCTAATGGCGATACGAAGGTTGATTTATTTCCCGTTCCTGATGGCGCATATACATTGTTGTTTGATTTGACTGTTCCACAAGCTGCTTTGTCTTCAGATAGTGATTCAGTATTAGTTTTGGATTATTTAGTTGCTCAAAGTGCTTATGCCCGTTCTTTGATTGAGCGTGGTGAGGATGGTGGAACAAACTCTAATGAGGCTTATGCCTTGTTTAGAGGAATGCTCTCTGATGCCATTGCATTGGAAAGCACTCGTTATCCTGAAGATAATTTCGTGGCGGTCTAATGGCAGCACAACTACAAAGTTACAGTCTTTCAGCGCCAGGCTTCTACGGCCTAAATACTGAAGATTCGCCCCTTGATTTGGGGTCTGGCTTTGCTTTGATTGCAACTAACTGCATCTTGGATCAGTATGGTCGTATAGGTGCTAGAAAAGGTTGGACAAGAGTTAATGCCTCCTCTGGTGCTTTGGGTGCTAATGATGTTGGTGTTATCCATGAATTAGTCCAGACAAATGGAACTTTAACCATTCTGTTTGCTGGTAACAACAAGATATTCAAACTCGATTCTTCTAATGTTGTTGTTGAGTTGACCTATGGTGGCGGTGGTACTGCTCCTACTATTACGGCATCTAATTGGCAATGCGCTACTTTGAATGGAATTGCATATTTCTTTCAAACAGGACATGACCCAATAATTTATGACCCTGCTGTAAGTACAACTACTTATCGCAGAGTATCTGAAAAAACTGGCTATGTAGCTACAGTTCCACAAGCCAATATTGCTATATCAGCATTTGGTCGTTTGTGGGTGGCTAATACTGCTACAGACAAAGTAACTATTTCATTCTCTGATCTGATTGCAGGTCATGTGTGGGGTGGTGGAACTTCAGGTTCATTGGATATTTCTCGTGTGTGGCCTAATGGTGCAGATGAGATCATGGGTTTAGCAGCGCACAATGATTTCTTGTTTATCTTTGGTAAACGACAAATTCTTGTTTACTCTGGTGCTTCTACACCTGCTTCAATTGTTCTGAGCGACACAATTGGCTCTATTGGATGTATCTCTAGGGATTCGATTCAAAGTATTGGCTCTGATGTTGTTTTCTTGTCAGACTCAGGTGTTCGCTCATTGATGAGGACAATTCAAGAGAAGTCTGCACCCCTGAGAGACCTCTCTAAGAATGTTCGTTTTGACCTTAATTCATCTTTATCAGCCGAAACATTAGCCAATGTTAAATCTGTTTATTCAGAAAAAGATGCTTTTTATCTGCTTATTTTACCTGCAACATTTCAAGTCTATTGTTTCGATACTAAGCAAACATTGCAAGATGGCGCTTACAGGGTTACTAAGTGGGATTCTATTGCACCAACTTCTGCTAGATCACTTAGAAATGGTGACTTATACATTGGCAAAAATGGGTACATCGGTAAATACAATGGCTATTTAGATGACACATCTACATATCGATTTGCCTATTACACAAACAATGCAGACCTTGGCAACCCAAATCAGATTTCAATTTTAAAGTCTGTTTCTGCAATTGTGATTGGTGGTTCAAACCAGTTTCTAACTATCAAGTGGGGCTTTGATTATTCTGGCTCTTACCTATCAGAAAATATCTACATTCCTACACAAGTAAGTTATGAGTATGGCATTGCTGAATATGGCATTGCTGAATACACAAGTGGCGTGTTAATCAAAACACTACTTTCCAATGCTTCTGGTGCTGGAAAGATTGTTCAAACTGGTTATGAAACTACAGTTAATAATGTTCCATTTTCTCTGCAAAAGATTGAAATTCAAGCCAAAGATGGCAAAATAGCCTAAGAGGTAAATTATGAGTAACTACACAAAAAGTACAAACTTCGCTACCAAAGATAGTCTAATTTCAGGTAATCCCCTGAAGATTGTCAAAGGTACTGAGATTGATACCGAATTCAACAATCTTGCGATAGCTATTGCAACCAAAAAAGACACTACTACAGTTGAACCTGTTGCTACTGGTGGAACTGGTCAATCTAGTTATACCAATGGACAGTTGTTAATTGGAAACTCAACAGGCGGTACGCTTACCAAAGCAAAATTAACTGCTGGTTCAGGAGTCACCATTTTAAATGGTGCGGGATCAATCACTATTTCATCTTCGGGTGGCGGTGGTGGTAGTGATGTAGTTTCTAATTTATTTCTTTATTCAAATTTTGGAGGATTTTAATCATGGCAGCAGCACCAGTTTTCACAGCAACCCCTAATGTTGGGGCGTTTAACGCTGTTCTTAGCACAGCAATGACCAACACAAAAGCGTTTGATGGCACAGAAGCCGTTGGAACACCTATGGCACTTATCTTTACTGCGGGTGCTGATGGCTCTCGCATTGACCAGATTATTTGTCGTTTGTCGTCAACCAATGGCGCTACGGCTTCTGGCACATCAGCGGCTACTTTGGTTCGTTTCTGGATCAACAATAGTGCAGCAAACACTACGGCAACTAACAACCAATTTTTAGGTGAAGTTGCTATTCCTGCAACTGCTGTTACCGCTTTGGGAACAACTGCATTAACAACTTTTCCGCTAACTCTTCCTAATGTGGGTTTGAACATCCCTGGAACTTACAAAATCTATGCGGGAACAACTGTAGCGGCTGGCGGTACAAACATTGCTATCGCTGTTTCTGCAATAGGTGGAGATTACTAAAATGCCTCAACCAAACCAACCTGGTGCGTTTAGTTATGCTGTAACTAGCCGAGCCAGAAATGTTCAAGAGTTTCCCATTTCTGGTCGATGGGTCAAACCGCCAAATGCTACTCTTGTTGAAGTAGAACTTTGGGGCGCTGGCGGAGGTGGTGGCTCTGGTCGTAGAGGTGCGCTTACTACTAATAGGAATGGCGGTGCAGGTGGCGGTGGTGGTGCTTTAGTTAAGTTCACACTTAAAGCTAGTGATCTTACATCTATTGTTGCCGTGACTATCGGTGCTGGTGGTGCTGGTGCTGCGGCAGTATTAGTAAATGACACAAGTGGAAATAATGGAACTGTAGGTGGAAACACAACATTTGGTTCTTTTGCAACCTCTTTTGGTGGCGGTGGTGGGCCTGGTGGTGTGGGTGGTGCTTATGCTGGTGGCGGTGGTGGTGGAAGCGCTAGTGCGGGTACTACTGTGCTTGGAGCTGCTAGTGCGGGTGGTCAACCATCAGATACAACTTTTGGCGGTAGTACTACTACAAACAATACTGGTTCTGGTGGAGCTGCCTCTGCTAGTAATGCTAATGGTGGAAATGCTGAATTTGGTGGTGGCGGTGGTGGTGGTGTTAGTGTAAGTACTGGTTTTGCAGGAGGTTCTTCAATATATGGTGGTGCTGGTGGTGGTGCTGGTGGTGGCATTGCGACTGATGATGCAACCCGTGTCGCAGGCGCTGGCGGCGCAACCAATAGCTATACAGCAGGTGGTGGAGGTGCTGTTGGCAGACCAGGGGCAGCGGGAACCCAATCCACATTAAGGCTTTCTGGTAGTGGCGGTGGTGGTGGAAGCGCAAACGCAACACTTATTGGTGGTGATGGCGGTGCTGGCGGCATTTATGGTGGCGGCGGTGGCGGCGGTAGCGGCTCAACAAACGGAGTAGCTTCAGGCGCTGGCGGTGCTGGCGGTAATGGTTACGCAAGAATTACTACGTTCTGAGGTTGATATGAATAGATACGCAATTATTGAAGATGGCTTGGTGATAAATGTTGTCATTGGACAACCTGAACTAGCACCCAATCAAATCCTAGTGGAATGTGAAAATGCAGGGCCAAATTGGACTTATGCTGATGGTGTATTTACTGCGCCTGTATATGTCGCACCAACTGTAGTAACACCTACTAAAGAAGAATTACTTGCACAAGTGCAAGCCTTAACAGCCCAGATTCAGGCTTTAAGCTAATCAAGGAACAAACATGGCTTTAACTAATAGACAAATTATAGAATTACTGACCACTAATACTGGTTTGAGTGATGCACAGCTAGTTAGAGTTATGGAGGTTAATGGTATTTCTCCTGATCAAATGGCTAGTGCTGTTGGTGTAACAGAGGGCCAAATAGCGGCTCGTGTGGCGGCTTCTGTTCCTCAAGGACAGACTATTTCCCTTGGAGATACCATTGTTCAGCCTGTATATCAAATTACTGGTTCTGGAATGGATCAGCAGGTTGGTGGTATTGAGAATGTTATTACCTACAAAGCTACTGATAACAAGGCGGGTGGATTGTATACCCAATACACGCCTACTGGTGAAGTAGAGAAAACTGGCACTCAACAAGAAGTTAAAAGTGGTTTAAAAGAGTTTGCAATAGGTGCGGCATTACTGTTTGGTTTGCCAAGTTTATTAAATGCGGGTGCGGCTGGTGCTCCTGCAATAGGAAATGGCGCTTTCTTGGGAGAGGGCGTTGTATCAGGAATACCCGCATCTGATGCGGCTTTCCTAAAAGCTGGAGGTACTTTTAACCCTGCCTTTGGCTTGCCTGTTGGTGGTGGTGCTTTTTTAGGTGAAGGTGTACCAACTGGCATTCCCGCTTCAGATGCGGCTTTCTTAAATGCTGGTGGTGTTTTTGACCCTACTTTTGCTTTGGGTGCAGATGGATTAGTAGGAACTCCTTTAGTAACAACAGGTGGTACTACGGGAGGAACAACAGGTGGTACTACAGGTGGCACTACAGGAGGTACAACAGGAGGAGCTACAGGAGGTACAACAGGAGGTGTTCCTCCAGTTATTCCTCCTGGAGTCATACCTGCACTTACCAGTTTAATTACTCCAGCATTGAAAACAACTGCGGGTCTACTTCAACAAGAAACATCTCGTGAAGCGGCTGTAAAAGCACAAGCGATGATTGATGCTGAGACTACTGCTGCTAAACAAGCGGCTATGTTTAGACCAATTGGAATGACTACTCGTTTTGGTACTTCTAATTTTGGCTTTGATCCTGTAACTGGTCAATTGACTAGCGCAGGGTACACATTGAGTCCTGAAGCTAAAAATGCTCAAGATCGTTTTGTTAAGTTGGCTGAGTCTGGTCTGCAACAAGCAGAGGGTGCTGAAGCACTATTCGCTCCTTTGAAAACTGGCGCTGCATCTCTGTTTTCATTAGGTCAAGGTTATTTAGCTAAGAGTCCTGAAGAAGTTGCTTCTGAATATCTCAAAGGTCAGATGTCTTTATTGCAACCTGGCAGAGAGATGGAATTGGCTAATCTGCAAAACAAATTATTCCAACAAGGTCGTTCTGGCGTTGCTGTTGCTCAAGGTGGTACTTATGGAGACACTACTCCTGAGTTACAGGCTTTGTTTAATGCTCGTGCTAGACAAGAGGCTGAATTGGCGGCTGGCGCTCAAAGAGCAGGTCAACAAGATGTTCTGTTCGGTGCAGGTTTGTTAGGTCAAGGAAGTACCGCTCTAGGTAACTACTACGCTGGTCAGACAGCCGCTTA